TTTGGCGAGTTTACGAAGTTCTTTAATGAGGAATGTGACAAGCACTTACAAAGAGAGCGAGCAAGGTTGCTCGCCATTGTTCGTGATGGCCCCAATTGTCCAGTGTGTGGACTTCCATCAGGAGCTCACCCCCAACCATTTCCGTGCCCCACAACAGAGTCTGTTAGGGAGATTACTACTCTCTCAGGACTTTTGTTGATTTATTATGGGTACGTTCTGATCGTAGTATTGGCACTGTGTGGCTATTTTCATGGTCAAGATTTTGTGTCCGCATGCGATCCGGATGGTTCAATTCGCGCTAAAATGAAATATGAGATGACTCTCTATTACATTGAAAGCCAGTTTCGTCCTGGAAGGCTTGCCGCAAGGTTAGCTGAACGCACGTTAAAACCTTCAAATATCAAAGCTCTCGAACAACAATGGGAGCTAGGTATTTCAAAAACGTTGCGTAACAGGATGGCGCTAGGTGCGCTTTTGGCAGTAGGTACTGCCTGTTTTGCTCTCCGTCGCGTGGCCCACTTTCAAGGGTACACGACGGGTTACGAGCCGGCTGATCCCAACGTAATGGGGTCGAGAACGGGGAACTTTAAAAGAGTTCCTATCACTCGAGAATCAATGGGGGAGTTACCCCCGCCAACAACTTCAATGGAGGATTTGTCTTCCACGGTTGGTTCTCGTTTGATGCACATTTACAATTTGCAGACTAAGGACATTTGTAATGTCGTCATCATTGGCGGCAATGTTGTCCTAGTACCAAAACACGTGCTTATGCTCGAGACAGTTGAGTCTGGGTCTTTAAGTGCCATGCGTGATTTGACGATACCAACCGTAGATGTCATGTTTACCAAAGCAAATTTTTCGTATACAATGCGAATTCAGCTTGGTGAAAATGCCATTATGGTCCCAGGACGGGAATACGTTTTGGTTTCGGTACCTGGGATTCCGCCCAAGTACTCACGTGGTGCTTTTTTGAAGCATGTTGTTCCAACTAGTCTTGCGAAGATTGGTGTGTGTTTTGACGACGTGACTTTTGTTACCTTGCGCGATGCTCGCGTAGAGGTACTAAAGTGTTCATCCGCTAAGGCTGAATCGAATCTTTGGGGCATAAACATTTTGACTGTTGCTTGTGCAGGCCAGAGAAAAGGTGACTGTGGTGGGCTCTACTTGGGCCGCTATGGAAACTATGTCTCCGTATTGGGCTATCATGTTCAATCCGTTGATTCAAAGGTGCAACAATTCTTTGATATTGGCGAGGAGATAACGATTTCTGACCTTGAGCCTCCGCTTCGCATGCTTAACGAGGTGGCCCCTTTTGGGCTGCTTCCAGAGTGTGTTATCACTTCATTTGAGGCGAATTCTTTTAAAGATGGTAGCGAGCGGGAGATATTACTTCTCCCGCTTCCGCAACTTTCTTCTTTGAATGTCGCTGTATCCCGTGGTTTTACAAGCGGCCTTGTTTTGGGGACTGTCAGTCCCGCTTTTCCTTTGTCTACACTTAAAAGTTCTGTGCGTAAAACTTTAATGCACGGTGTCTTTACTGAGAAGGTTAAACTACTGAAAGGTGCTGAAGAGTACTGGACAGCTCCAACCTTTAAAGGAAAGATGTTTTTACAAGGCGAGGAAGAAGTATGGCATGATCCATATGTTCGCCAGCTTTTGGTGAACGACCCAGTCCAATCTCCACTATGGTGGTGGAAAGAAGCTCTGGGAGACTACTTGCTTGGTGTTGACAACTTACCTGGGCGCGATTCTGTGCGCCCATTGTCTGATTACGAGGCCTGGTATGGCATTGATGATACTGATTTTGACTCAGTAAATCTCAAGACCTCTGCCGGCCCTCCATTTTGTCGACCCAAGAAAGAGTTTGTGGTTTTTGACCATGAGAAAAAGACAGTTCATGTCGACGCTCGAATTGAGCAGCATATTGTGGAAATAATGGATATCATAGACTCAGGACGAGTCTTTGTTCCAACGTGTTTTCACACTTTGAAAGATGAACCGATTTCTATTGAGAAGAACAATGCATGTAAAGTCCGTGTTTTTAACACGATGTCATGTGCATTCAATTTCCTTCTCGGTAAATTTCTTGGTCCACTTGCTGCTTTTATGAAAGCGTTTCCTTGGTTTTTTGAACAAGCATTGGGCTTGGATATTGCTTCCATGTCCTGTGATGAACTTGTGGACCATTTGCTGAAATACTCCAAAAAACGTTTGGGCGATGGCGATTACGCAGACTACGATAATACTTTGCCTATCGAGATGCGATTAGCCGAGGCCCATTTTTGGATGGAGCTAGCACGTTTGTGCGGTTATACATTTCGGGACCAGCAGCGAGTTTTTCTTCTCGCACTTAGTACCGCAATAACCGTTCGTTTTATCAAAAACGACCTAGTTCTTGTCATCGGCATGAACCCATCTGG